CAAAAGATATTCGTTGTAAAAAGTATCTTTGGTCCATTGGTCAAGCTTCTTGTTGTTCTTGATGACCCATTCAGTGAATGCTGCGGGATTGATCGCACGTATGCCGTGCAGATGCCTACCAAACTTCACAAATGCCTTGTAGTACGGACCGTCAGCAAAGTCATCATAGGTCTTGGTCTTGGCACTGCCTTGTGTCAGCTCATAAAACTTGATCCAGGCATTGAAACCAAGCCTAACCCCAACTTCATCACGTTGTTGATTCCTGCGCTTAGGTTCGCAGAGATGTGCAGAAAGGGTTGATTCCTTGATGAATCCTTTGCCACAGAACTTGCATATGTGATCCTGTGCTACAGGTCCCGCAGCTATGGCTTCTGCTATCATCTTAGACAACTCACTCATCGTCGCTGCCCTTTAGAGCAGCTTTGATGTCTTTGGTAGTCCATCCTAGATCTTCTAGGTAAGCGATGACGTCTTTGTCATCATTGATCATGCTGAGTATGTCTAACTCGACGTCGCTGGCGTTCGGAAACAATTTAGCAAACAGCTTGCCCTTTTTGTTAGACTTGCCCCGCTTTGCTGGGGGTATCCAACCATGGCGCTGTCTTCCTAGCCCAGGGCTGGCTGCTGTCATCAACAGATATTGCAGTTTGGGATGATGCTTGATGGCGTTGAAACGCTTGTTCACCGTTTCGTTCACAGCCATGAGATAATATCCAGCTAGATCCGCAGTGCCTTCTACACTAGCACTGTAACGCATATAAAGCCAAGCAGGAAACTTTGCTTGCTGTGCTGGATTCAAGGTTTCCCACCAGGTTCGATCTTTGCGATCAACCGCTGGGAGAACGTTATCTAGTTTGATTGTGCTGTCATCAGTTGCCATTAGGAAAAGAACCACTAATCTTTCGATATCTCATTACACATTATTACCAAGCCTTTGTGATATCAATTATCTCTGACTGTTTGGAAACTTCCTTGACGAAGAACGCACACTTAGGACAAGGGCCACCAAGCCTTTGTGATCTCAATTATCTCTGACTGTTTGGAAACTTCCTTGACGAAGAACCCACACTTAGGACAAGGGCCATCTTCTAATGGTACTGCTAGTATGTGTCCGGGTTTGAGCTTAGGAAAATACCACTTCACATCTTGGTAAACATCAATGATCTCGATACCATCATAAGTGGGCATCACGCTCTTGATCGGATTGAACGTAAACGCTTTGAAACTACGATCATTGAGACGGGTCAATGGCAGCACTTCTAGATCACCAAAGTCAGGTTCGCCTACTACCATCTGCCAGTTGTAGGGCATCTTGATAGTGTGTTTGCCGATCTTCATGACCAGTGCTGGATCGTTGAACGTCTCCATAAAGATCAGCGGGATGAAGAAATAATCTGGATCTTTGGGATCGCTATTGTCAAGCACACAGAAACGTAGATCGTCGACATACTCTGGAAGATCATTCATTTCGTAAGCGGTGTTTTCTGCTGTTAATATTTTCATAGCTAATTTATAACACACTATATGAAAGTTATCAACCTATTTCTGGCGCCAGTTCACAACGTCATCGAGTTGTTCTTGCGTCCAGAGATCGTAATAGCCCTGTTTGGCTAACATCTTAGAAGCAGCATTCAGCTTCGCTGTGGCTTGCACCAATAGTATGGCCCAGGTTCCTTGGTTCATTGGCTCACCTGCGATGATCTCTGGATCATGCGGATGATCTTCTAGTGCTACGAGTCCGCTGGGCATTAACCATCTATCGTTAGCATGCTTGGTTAGCAAGGTCAGATCACCAGGTGAGATCTCAGTTGGATCCATGCCGATAGCCACTACTTCGTTAGACAATCCTTGCTCAGCTATGCCTACCAATATGATGTTGAGATCAGCTGCTGAATCGCACCATATATACTCTATCTTATCCTGCAAGACAGCCTGTTTGGCGAATGGACAGGGCGTGTGTCCTAGCTGTTCGTTGTGCTTGCTGACCCAATCAAAAACCCAGGTCTTGATGTCTTCTTTGAATCGCTCAGAGTTCATCAGGCCAATCCCTGTATAGTGCGTGCTGGATATCATCCGCTACGAATTGATTAAATCCCTTGTGCTTTTCTTCTAGTTCACCTTCCAATGGTGCTACACGTTTGAAAGCAGCATCTAATTGAGCCATGTCATTGAATTCCATCATGATATGCCATTCTGGCATGCTTGCGATACTGCGAAAACCCATCTTGCAGCGGGTGATTCGATAGCTGACCATCTTGTGTTCAGCGACCAAGTGGTCGAGGAACTTGCGCATGTTTTGCACCCAATCCCTGTCGCTGATGTCACCTTCTTTGTTTGCCCATATGTGATAGATATCCATTATGCTGGTCCCATCGTTTCAAAACCTTGTATCTCTGATTTGTATTCATCTGCTTCGCCTAGATAGAGATATCTAAATCCCCTGTCCTTATATAAGGCACATTCATGCTTGAGGCTAGCTATACCTAATCTCAGCTTTGTATCTTTGTAGTCCCACGCGAACTGTATGCACTCCGCATCATACATATCATATCGCCGTATGAGGCTGAAGGCGATCAGAGAACCATCTCTGTCATAGTAACCGATCACGTCGTTCCTATGATCAGTGTATTCGCTGGTGAAGATTGGCATGAAGCTGGCGAACTTCTTATGCCTGCAATAGGTCAGATAGAGAGCGTCTAGCTTGATTGGATCAGGATCATGTAGATAGCGCCAGCGATCGGGCATTATCTGATAGTTGGTCTTGTTGAGGTCGATCCTAGCATATAACATTAGATGTTTATCTTTTCCACTGAGAAAGGATAATTTGCCTCCTTGTAAAAGACCTTTCGTTTAGCCAAGTGCCGCTTGCTAAACTTGCAGGCTGAGGTGATGTCCCAGATCTGCACGAAGTCTTTGTCCTTTGCCTTGCGAATTCCACGACCAATAGACTGGATAACACGAACAAAAGATTTACCGGGCTCAAGGAGCACAAGATTAAAGATACGAGGAATGTTGATACCCACAGCAGCAACACCATAAGTCGCAATGATAACTTTGTCGCTGGATTCTGCCATCTCATCGTATTGTTCCTTTCGATCTGCGGCTTTGCTCATGCTACCGCTAACAAACACTGAATCTTGTATCCGGGCAGCTAGTTCTTTGCCTGTGGTGATCCTATCAACAAGTATCAGCGTGTTACCTGCGGTGCGGATCGCAGAGCATGTGTCGGCCATCCAATCCAACCGTTCGGTATTGGTCACCAGATGCTGCATTTCAGCTTGGTAAGTCTTGTAGTCTTGTGTCTCTTGCGTTTGCAACACTTTAACATGGCAGTTAGATAGATGCCCTGCTTCTTGTAGTGTGCTAGCAGCAAGCCTGTTGACTACTTCACCGATGCTGCAACGAATGCTCTGGAACTCGAACTGTTCCTTGGGAATGGTTCCTGTCAGCCCCCAACGCAAGGGAACGTTAGCCATCACGCCGGTGAGCAGGGTTTTGAGCGCATCTGCTTTGGCATTATGCACTTCATCGATCATCACACAGATCACACCCTCGAGGAACGCACCAATGTCAGCTTCGCCTTCTTTGGTCTTCTTGAGCATATTATTCAGGCTCTGCCATGTGCAGATGGTGTGCGTCTTGCCTGATTCCTTGCGATCACCAAAGTAAACGCCCACATCCAGTCCTAGGTTCTTGTAGTCGGATTCTGTCTGTGTGACCAAGCTCTTGTTGGGCACGATCACGATGCTACGTCCATAGGGTTCTACCTTGTGGCTCAGTACTGCGGTCATGATGGTTTTACCGGCGCCAGTAGCTACTTCCTGCAGGCACTGTGTGTCCTTGAGGAAGCTGTTAACGATCTCAACCTGATAATCACGCAGTAAGATCGGCTCGCCTTCTGCCGGATGCCCTTTTGGCCACAGCACATGTGCATAGCTGTTCTCAGAGACTTCGGTGAACTCGAACTTAGGATGTGGCTGTCGCTGGTCATCTATCTCGGTGATAGTGACGTTCCTCAGTTCGAGTTCAGCTAGTATCTCTGGAAGTAAATTGATATAGGTGCTACCACCTAGCTGGAAG